GATCGGAAAATGGATTGAACCTGTCTCTGGTTTCAACGTCATCGCCACAGCAAACACTAAAGGTAAAGGTAGCGACGACGGACGATTCATTGGAACTAATGTGCTCAATGAGGCCTTCTTGGAGCGATTCCCTGTAACCTTTGAACAGGATTATCCTACAGTTGCGACTGAACGTAAGATTCTTCTTCGTGTTGCTGCTTCTGTTGGTAAACATGATGAAGATTTTGTCAAACACCTCTGTGATTGGGCTGACATCATTCGCAAGACTTTCTTTGATGGTGGTATTGAAGATCTAATCTCAACTCGTCGTCTGGTTCACATCGTTCGAGCTTACGGTATCTTTGGTGACAAACATAAAGCCATCAATGTCTGCATCAACCGATTTGATGCCGAAACCAAACAAGCCTTTATCGAACTGTATGACAAAGTAGATGGGGATTTTGATTACACCACTTCCGATGAGAAGATTGACGATGGGGAGGTTGCCTGATATAATGAATGAGAAAGAACAAATGCTTAATGCTTGGTCCCTTCTATATGATGAAATATCTATGAACAAAGAAACCAGTCGATACAAATACAATGAGGAAGAAATCCTCAAGGAACTAACCGATTATATTTCCGGTACATACAACCAGCACTATTCTGCTGGTAATGATAAGATTCAGACACTTGATCTGATTGAAGCATGTGGTGATGGTGAAGCATTCTGCCGATCCAACATCCTCAAGTATGCCTCTCGTTATGATAAGAAAGGTACTGCTCGTCGTGACATTATGAAGATTCTGCACTATGCTGTGCTTCTGATGCACTTCAATGACAAGAGCACACAACGTGAAACCTACAACCAATGATGAAACTCCGCGAACCAATGAAACTCTCTGACAAGACCCTGACTCTCCTTAAGAACTTCTCCTCTATTAATCAGTCTATTCTGTTCAAGAAGGGTAACTCTCTTCGCACCATCAGTGTGATGAAGAATATTCTCGCAGAAGCTTCGATTGAAGAAGAGATTCCTCGCGATTTCGGTATCTATGATTTGAATCAGTTCCTCAATGGTATGGGTCTGCATCAACATCCCGAACTAGACTTTGGAAATGATGGTTACACGGTAATTCGTGAAGGTAAGATGCGATCGAAGTATTTCTTCGCTGACCCTAATGTGATCGTTACTCCACCCGAAAAAGAGATCTCTCTTCCGACTGAAGATGTTTGTTTTGAACTTACTACTCAACAACTAGACAAACTTCTGAAAGCCGCAGCAGTCTATCAACTGCCTGATTTGTCTGCTGTTGGTGAAGCTGGAGTGGTCAAACTGGTCGTTCGTGATAAGAAAAACGATAGTTCTAATGATTTTGCTATCGTGGTTGGCGAAACCGATGATGAGTTTGTATTTAACTTTAAGGTAGAGAACATCAAGGTTCTACCTGGTTCTTACAACGTGGTTGTGTCACAAAAACTTCTGTCCCGTTTCACCCACAGAGATCTCGATCTCAAGTATTATATTGCTATGGAACCCGACTCTACTTTTGGATGATGAGACATATACTCTTCACATTGAAGGGTTGCCCTTATGGACTTCTAGATGATGAGTCGCACATCCGCAATGTTCTTGCTAATGCTGCGACTTTATCCAACAGCACGTTACTAAACATATCGTCGCATAAGTTCGATCCACATGGTGTAACAGCTGTCGCCCTTCTTGCCGAATCGCATATTTCGATTCATACTTGGCCTGAAAACAATATGGCGGTCTGTGACGTTTTCACCTGTGGTGAACACACCAATCCTAGATCTGGTGCGACGTATATGTACGAAGCCATGGGTGCAACAGACCTTGTATCTCAAACTTTTAAGAGACCTTTAGAATGAACATCTTTGCAACTTGTCAAGATCCCATGCTTTCTGCACGAGTTCTTCCTGACAAGCACGTCGTCAAGATGCCTCTGGAGTCCTGCCAGATGCTCGCTATCATTTACTCTCAGTGGTATTATGACTGGGGTACGTTACCAAAGGCGAACGGTGAATCATACGCTACAGAGAAAGGTGCGTTTCGCAACCACCCTTCCACCAAGTGGGCAGCTGCATCAATTTACAACACTGCCTGGTTGATTCAACATGGTTGTTCTCTAGCAGACGAATACAATAAACGATATGGTAAGGTGCATACGTGCGCTAAGACCTTGTTTGAAGCAAAGAAGATTTTTCATCGCAAGACAGATCAACCTATTGTCTGTTGGGGTATGGCAGAGAACTTTTCTCGTGCTATGCCTGATGAATGGAAAAAAGATGATACAATAGATACGTTTACTGCTTATAAGTTGTATATTGCATCTAAACCTTGGGTGAAGGACAATTACCTTCGCATCCCTGATCGTAAACCTGATTGGATTTGATTATGAGTGATTTTATTTGGGTAGAGAAGTATCGACCCAAAACTATTGAAGAATGTATCCTCCCCGATACAACTAAAAAAACATTTCAATCCTTCCTAGATAAAGGAGAGATTCCAAATATGTTGTTGTCTGGGCCTCCTGGTATTGGAAAGACAACAGTTGCAAAGGCTCTCTGCCATCAACTTGGGGTAGATTATTATGTCATCAACGGATCCGATGAGGGACGCTTCCTTGATACGGTCAGAAATAATGCAAAGAACTTCGCTTCGACCGTATCACTTTCGTCAACTGCTAAACACAAAGTCATCATCATCGATGAGGCTGATAACACAACAAACGACGTACAACTCCTACTTAGGGCGTCTATTGAGGAGTTTTATGGCAACTGCAGATTCATCTTCACCTGCAACTACAAAAACAAAATCATCGAACCACTCCACTCCCGTTGCACAGTGGTTGAGTTCGGAATTGGAGGAAAACAAAAACCCGCCATTGCAGCTCAGTTCTTCAAACGACTCCAAGACATCCTCAATGCCGAAGGAGTTGAATACAACAATAAAGTCCTCGTCGAACTCATCAACAAACACTTCCCAGACTGGCGACGTGTCCTCAATGAGTGCCAACGATACGCCGTGGGTGGTAAGATTGATACGGGGATTCTTACAACGTTCAAAGAAGTCGCAGTAAATGAACTGGTCAAAAACCTTAAAGAGAAGAACTTTTCTGAAGTACGTAAATGGTGTGTCAATAGTCTGGACAATGATCCTGGTGTTCTTTTGCGCCATGTTTATGACAATCTTTATCCATCCTTGGACGGTCCTTCCATTGCTGCTGCTGTCCTTATTGTTGCTAAATATCAATACCAATCAGCTTTTGTAGCTGATCAGGAGATCAATCTCTTGGCTGCACTAACTGAAATTATGTGTGAGTGTGAATTCAAATGAAATCTAGACAAAAGAAATCCAGAATGTATTACTATTTCTGGAGTGCTATGACTGTTATTGTATTCCTTGGACAACTTTATGTTGGAACTGGATATCGTGTGATGGGACAAAGTGTAATGAGACTTACCTATACTTTACAGGAGGCTCTTGAAAACTGATGCAACTGGATCTACATGATGCGACATATGCGGCGGATCAATTCATCGATTACTTCTCTAACATGGGACGTATTGATGAATATCTCCGTAATATAAAACTTGACAGGATGTCTCAGATGCCAACGTATCTCCCTGGATGTGGTCCAGAGGATGATATGTTTGATTCCTTTGACATGCATCCACAAGACATGGACTTCAAGGTCTATGCTGCAGGAGAGAAAGATAGTTTTACGAATGAATATTATAACGAGAGACTACAGATCACAACGTCTCACTCAATTGAGGACTCAATTCCGGGAAAGAGTCTGAAGTGGATTGTCGTAGAAACTAACACCAAGAAGATTGTTGGTTTTGTTCGATTTGGTTCTCCTACAATTAATTCTAAACCACGTAATGAGTGGCTTGGTATGACCCCAGAGTTGTCTCGATTCAACAGACACTCCATTATGGGGTTTATTATCGTGCCTACACAACCGTTTGGTTTCAACTATCTGGGTGGGAAACTCCTTGCACTCTTATGTTGTTCCCATGAAGCCAGAGAGAAGATCAATAGTAAATATAACTCCAACATATGCCTGTTTGAAACAACCTCTCTGTACGGGTCTACAAAGTCCTCCTCGCAGTATGACGGACTCAAACCCTACCTGAGGTACAAAGGACTCACACAGAGTGATTTCACGCCTCTTCTGCATGACAACGTATTCAAGGAGTTAAACAAATGGTTCATCACACGGAACAACGATCAGATGTTGGTGAAGGAGGACGCATCCAGCCGCAAACTCAAGACACAACAGAGAATGATCGCAGTGATTCAAAAAAGTCTTCAGGGTGCAAAACTGGAGGACTTCAAGGCTGCAATTGCCAATGCAAAGTCTCTGACTGAGAAGAAACGTACTTACTTCAGTGACTATGGTTTCTCTAATTCACGCGAAGTGATCCGTGGTGACACTGATAAGTTGATCGAAAATCCAATCAACTATGACAAGTTTTACATGGAAAACTTGATCAAGTGGTGGAAGAACAAAGCTTCAAAACGATATGACAGTTTGAAGTCTGAAGGAAAACTTCGCACAGAACTTGAGGTGTGGAGTAAAGACATGGACATTGACATCATTAGATAATGGAACTCAAAGACTGGCTCAACTCTATTAACATCAACAAAGAAAATTTGATTGATGAAGATCCTTTGATTGAAAAGGATTATCCTCCTTATATCATCAATCGATGTCTTTCTGGACACTTGGATTGCATCATGTTTGTGAACGAACTGAATAAGAGTCCAAACCTTGCGAAAAAGTTACAATATGACTTTCTTCTAAATAGTCTCAGGAAACGGAAGAGATTCTCTCCGTGGCTCCGTAAAGATCAGATTAAAGACCTTGACCTTGTAAAACGTTATTATGGTTATAGTAATGAAAAAGCCAAACAAGTCTTGAATATTCTGACTACAGAACAACTTTCACATATTAGAGATCGACTTGAGACTGGAGGTAAAAGATGAGCGCTATTGTTGAGCCTGAAATTAGATGGTCCCCAGACCAGATGATTGAGGTAACTTTGAATGAACCAGATGATTTTCTCAAGGTTCGTGAAACACTGACACGTATCGGAGTTGCATCAAGGAAGGAGAAAAAACTCTATCAGAGTTGCCATATCCTGCACAAACAGGGTAAGTATTTTATTGTTCACTTCAAGGAACTGTTCGCTCTTGATGGTAAGAGAGCTAACATCACCGTGAATGATGTTCAAAGACGTAATCGTATTATTCAACTTCTCCTTGATTGGGGATTGATTTCTGTTGTTGATACAACAAAGGTAACTGATATCGCACCTTTGAATCAGATTAAAGTTCTTGCTTATAAAGAAAAGAATGAGTGGGAACTTGAAACTAAATATAACATTGGCAAGAGAAAGAAACCAGAAGGTGAATAAATAAACGTGAGACCTTTTCGTGCGGTCTCTACGAAAGTCGGAACACCATATAGAGAGGTACGGTTATTACCCGTGCCTCTTTTTTAGTTTTATGGTTAAATATATGTGTCAGGGGAGAGGGATCTACGTATCCCCCTTTGACGCCAACGGATGCCTTCGGGGTCCACACAACACAAACTCGCTTTTAAAGGAGCTAAGAATCATGGGAAACCTTGCTAGGTTCCACACTGCAGATTTGCCTGCTTTGTTGGATCGTATAAATAGGAACAGCATCGGTATGGATGATTACTTTAGTAGAGTGTTTGATCTTCACGAAACAACTACTAATTATCCACCATACAATCTAGTCACGATCAGCAACTTAGAATCGAGACTAGAACTAGCATTAGCAGGATTCAACAAAAAAGAAGTTCATGTCTACACACAAGACGGAAAACTCTTTGTCGAAGGACAAAAAGAAGACAAAGAAACCGACACCTCATATGTCCACAGAGGAGTGGCTCAAAGATCTTTCACCAGATCTTGGACCCTCAGTGATGAAACGGAAGTTAGATCAGTTGAATTTGAGGATGGGTTGT